CGAGGCCGGGTCGGTCGCGGGGGTCGATGCGGTGGGCACGCTGCTCAGCCGCCATTTCCCGTCCGCGGGCGAGCCCAGCCTGAAATTCCAGAACCAATTGCCTGACCGACCGACTTTGCTGTAGATCTTCTCCGACGAGATACCAACAAAATTACCCGAATATAACCACTTGATAACTTTTAAATTTCTAATAGGGTCAGGGAGTTAGAATTGACTACTACCAACTTGAACCATTCCCCTTGAATTTCTGCACTGTAAACCAGCAGAAATGTCGTACTGAAATCCTACAGAAAATTAAGTTTTAGCAATCTCGGGCGTTCATCCTACCGCCTTCATTCTCGAACGATTCTGGTCAACCTGTCGTGCGTTCAGAATGTCTACCGCCTTTGCACTCGTAATGTTCTTCTCCAGGTGGCTATATCGCATTGTGCTCATAATCGACTTATGACCAAGTAATTCCTTCACCTCAAATAGCGTCATCCCAGCCTTCAAAAGTCTTGAAGCGAAAGTGTGTCTCATAATGTGAACGGAATGTGGCAGTCCAGCAGCCTTGATAACAGAGTTCAAATGCGATGTATCAAGGCTTCTGTGGTTTGTGAAGTCAAAGTTAGGGAATACCCACTTCTCGTGTCTCTGACGTTCGTTTGGTCGTTTAGCCTTCGAGTGGAGAACGTATTCACTTCTGCGCTGCAACACTTGATGTAGCCGATTACTCATACGAAGGAACGATGGAGTAGAAGTCTTGGCTCTCCATATCTCAATCGTCTTCTCTTTCAAATCAACCTTGGACCATTCCAACCGACAGAGTTCGTTGTTTCGCATTCCTGTATCAAGTAGGACAACAAAGACATCGTGCATTTCGTCTTTCAACATCTCAACAGCATTACCACGTTCAGATCTCGTACGAAGGTGTTCAAACAATTGTTCTTCATCAGTATCAGAGAAGTAGTTCAATTTGATTGGCGATTGTTTGAGTGTTGGGATAGTCAAGTTAGGAATGTTGTAGATGTCTCGATTACCATCATTCCAAGCACCACTTAAACAAAGAACCTGAACTCGAATAGACGATTCTTTCTTGCCTTCACGAAGACGAGTCTGCACATACTTCAAAATTTGTTTCTGGTCAAACTCCGAAGCATTGACATTGAAGTCCATATGCTCACCCATACTCTTGAATGCATAGATCGCATTTCGAATCGATGACTTTGCAAGTGGTAGTTTCATATAGTCATCAATCAACTGCTGGATTGTGATTTCCTCCTTATCGTTTAGGTATTCCTTTCCGTGAAGTTCTGTTCTCCACTTTGCTTCCATCAACTCTGCTGACTTCTTATTCGCTGTTTTTGCACTCTTCACATACGTCTTACCATTCAACGTAAATTGGATACGGTAAAGTCCACCTTTCTGCTTATAAACTCCCATAATTAATCTCCTTGTTGGGCTTGAATCTACGTCCTTGACTATCAATCACTACCCGCCAAAAGCCAACATCAATGCAGAAATCGCCCTATAAAATTATCGTTGCCCTAAACAGATCATTGGTGGATAAATACAAACGCGAATCTGGCACGTTTCGCACAGCCATCTCCGGATTGTTGGGCAGTGCTGTTAAACCACCTTAACCGGTGGTTTTTCTTTATCTGAACCATAAATATCTCCGCCCAACAGAGAAGGAGATAGCAATGACAGATTTCAAGAGCGTTAAGAAGGTAGAGATACCAAAAGCAAAACAATTCAAATATTTGCCACAGGTTAAGAAAGATTACAGACCAAGAGCCAGCTACGAATTCCTGACAAAGAAGGAAAAAGAAAGCGTTGATGGTTTTGATCTTAAAGACCTCAATTGGAACCTTGCACACGACAACGTACTAAATGTTTTATGGGTGTGTGGAATCCTTGCGGATAAGATCAAGAAATATCCAAACGCACCTGTAAGCTCCCATCACCAAGAAATTCTCGAGAAGATTGCACAGATATTCGAGGAGTGGGGCCTGATAAACGAGAGACTGAAATGATTCCAAAATATTTCGATGGTCGGTTCTACACAACTTGGAAACTCCCTCCACCATCAAACGTAATCATCCGACAAGAAAAACCAAACGGACCAGTCTCATACACACGAGATGGATTCACTTGGAAATTACTTGACTCACCTCGAATGCTTGATGCTGCCCATAGCTGTGAAGGAATCAACAAGGACTGGCTCTCAAAGGCAGTTAATGGATTCAAGATGCAGTACGTTCAGTGGCTAATTACAAAGGCTGTCTCTGTTCCCTAACCACTGTACAAACTATCAGTAAGACGGTTGTGTACAAGCCACCGAAGCGTAGAACACTGGTTGTCAGCAACGTCGCTGACGACATTTGAAAGGTGTTTTATGAAGAAATCAATCGTGAGAAAAGAGAAACGTGGTCGAAAGGGGAGTCGCGTAATAGAAGCGTTCAAGATGATACCGAAGAAACCAGTTCCACTTCTCTCGTTCTGTGAAAGGTTCAAGGTATCGAAAAATACACTTTCACAAACGAGACGATTTGGTGTGATCAAATACAAAGTACACATGGTTAAGAAAGACGGTGTTTATTATATTTGGAAGGAAGCGGTATGAGTAATCGTTATCTACTTCGTGTTTCAACGTATCAAGATCACTTGATTCCTGTGAACTTGAATGATGAAGAGTACAAGAAGGTGATGGTAATGGAGGATGGACGAGATGTATTCGACTACTTCTACTTATCAGATCATCGTTTTCGGAGTTGGGTACTTCACGTAAGTGGTGTTCAATTTCTTCGACCTGTTCCTCTACGAACGAAGTTGTTGATACAAAAACATCAGGAGGTGTAATCACTTGATGAATAAGTTGGATTTCACGGAAGAAATCCAACTTTTCTATTTTTTGGCGTTCCTCCATAAATAGATTTGCCCACAACACAAATAGGAGATTTCAATGACCAAAGTACAAGTAGTTTTAACAGCCAAGCCTGAATCAATCAAAGCAATCCTTCAATACATCCAAATGTTCAATACAACTGGATGCGCAAAGGAAGACAAGGTGCATATCCGTTTCATAACAGCAGAAGACCTCGTTGAAAGAGTCAGTGATGCTGTCAATGCTTACCACGCCTTAAAAGAACATAAGAGACAGTAAGACAATGGCAAAAAGAACACCTAAACAAAAAAAATGGACAGAGGATTGGAATGATAGACACCCTCAACACGTACGTTTGCATTCAATCAAGACGAGAGCAAAAAGGAAGGGATTGGAATTTAATCTAACACCATCGGACATTGTCATACCTGATGTATGTCCAGTGTTAGGGATTCCAATCATTCAAGGGCAGAGTGTTTCAAATGATAACTCTCCATCTATCGACAGAATTGATAACACTAAAGGATACGTGAGGGGGAACATTCGAATCATTTCAGACAGGGCAAATAAACTGAAGAGTGATGGAGCGTTGGAAGAGATCGTAGCAATAGCTGTCTATATGGCTACCCACTTAGCAAACACAAAGGAAGAGCCTCAAGGGGTTCATCCATAAATAGATTGCCAGTACATAGGAGGCAACAATGGAACACAACGAAGAACCAACAATAGTAGAACGAATGCTGAATATGGCAATCGATCAAGGAGAGAAGATTGACAAGGCGATTACATCATTCTCGTATGGTCGTGAAGCATTTAAGAAAGCACTGATGACACTATCAAAAGAAGAATTAGTAGATCTTCTTATTGATCTTTATAAGGAAACAAAATGAACAAAACAGAAGACGACTACACCAAAGGGTATGGAGATGGTTTGAAGGATGCTTATGACTATTGGAAGAGGAATGGAAAGCTGCCTGAACCAGCATCAAATACAGCACCAATGGATAATAATTTCAATGTTGTTGTTCATAGTATTGATGAACCAGAACTAACACATTTTTGTCAAGTATGTGGAGTACAAGGAACAGAAATGATTAGAGGTGCTCAATGTTTCAACCCAAAGTACCCTTGGCACATTGTTAGTAGACTTTATAAAAACAATTCCAATTCAAATGAAGACAACTCTGCAAAGGTGAAAGAACAATCAACTCAGCAAAGCAAACCCACCAGTAGAATAATCTAAAGGTGGGTGTGGACTTACGGAACTGCTAATGTCAATCAAAGGGATTTATGAAAACAGTACGACAACAAGAACAAGAACTGTTCAACGATATTAAGAATGATCCGGGAGCAATAGCATACGGACTATCCAATGATGAGATATGGGACTTGGTTAGGTTTATTCGTCGTGAGCAGATTGAGTCAGCAAAGATTAAGATACAACTGAATATGATGAAAGCAAAAGCAGCAAAGCCATAAGAAGAACAACAATGACAATTCTAAACGTTAAGAAGCAAAGGGGATGGGGAGTTAAAACTTGCAGAATCTGTGAGAAGCGCCCCCGAATGTGCAAGACAAGTTCGTATTGCGTTCCGTGCAATCGCGCGTATATGAAAGAGTACCGAGCAAAAAATATTGATGTAATGCGTCAATATGAAAGCAAGCGGTTGAGAGACGCATACGCGAAAGATCCTCAACGATTCATTGAGAGTGCACGTGCATGGCAAAGAGACAATCCTGAAAGATTGCGAGAGCGACGTAGAGAGTATTACAGAAAGAATCGCCATAAATTTCCTGAATGTCGAAAAGCAGCAGAAAGGAAGAAAAATGAAAACAACAAAACTAACAAGAGCAAAAATTAAAATCCTTCACGAAACAGGAGCAATTACCCAAACTGCTCTATCCCGTATCTTTGGAATATCTCAGCAGCAGATATCGAATTACTGCAATAATCGTACGACTTACCCAGCGAAAAAGAAAAAAGTTTGAGATTTTGGTCTTTATCCATAAATAGATTCAGAGGGGCGATTGCTCCGACCGTCTGGCCACGGTGTCTTGATGAGAATAACAACAAGAATAAACGACCAAGAACGAACGTCTCCTAAGGCTCGTTCATGTGCTTCGTACAGGAAATAAGAACTCATCCTTCTGGCCAGCCTGTACGAAGCTTTCGTTTATTTTGGACTGGCTATGGATGAACAAAGAAAAGAAAAAGCAAAAAAGTATCGCTTAGAATATTACAGAAAAAATAGGGAGCGAATACTATCGGAGCCTTCTAGAAAGCGTCAAAGAGCAAAATATAAGGCAACAAAAACACTTGAGCAGCGCCAACGAGATAACGAATCTTCGAAGCGATCACGTGAAAGGGCGAAGGTAGCAGGGAAAGAATATCCCTTTAAGGATTACTTCAAAGATCGTAAACAGTACATGAAGTCATATTGCAAAGAATGGGCAAAAAGCCATCCAGACTACTTCAACACTTACAATCGCAAGTACAGAAAAGATCCAAACAATAAAGCAAAGTTGGATCAGTATTTTCGTCTATACATGGCAAGACGTGAAGAAGCGCAACCTCATTGGTTATCAGATGATCAAATCTGTGAAATGGCTGCTATGTACTACGAACGAGATAGGTTAAACGAAGAACAAGGCAGTACTAAAATATGCCCAGACCATTGGACAGTGGATCATATTATTCCATTAAAAGGCAAATCAGTTTGCGGGCTTCATGTTCCTTGGAACCTTCAGTTAATGAGACACAAGAACAATAGTTCCAAAGGCAATACCGTGGGGGAAGCCTAAATGTTCACATTCTTCTCAACAATGGAATCAACGAAGCCAAGTGCAAGAGATTGGACTTGGATGGACTTCGTTAATGATGTCATGTCTGGGCACAAGATCGTGCCACCAGAAACGAAGCCTTATTGCTGGCACTTCAATGCGTCAACTTACAAGAAAGGTGGAAGACGTGTTGGGTCTGATATCGAGACAGTCAATGCAATCATTCTAGACTTTGATGACTACGTAGAGTGGCAGACAACGATTGCTGCTTTCGCTGCGTTCAGGAAGCTTGAGTTCGTCGCATACACTTCGTTCAATCACCAGCGCTCAAAGGGAGAGTCAGACAGAGCACGTGATAAGTTTCGAATTGTTTTCCCATTTAAAACATCGTGTACCGTTAAAGAGTATCAAGAGATCAGTGATTACCTACTGACAGAATTCGCACCAAAGGCAGATCGTTGTTTAGGTAATCCAAATCAGATATTCACCTACGTTTACTGTGCGGAAGAGAATGCAGAGCAGGCAAACCTCTTCTACAACGAAGGAGAGTGGTTAGACTGGAGAACATTACCACGAACAGAAGCACAACCAGCATATGTTCCTGGCGTCTCTTTTAGTACACCATCAAAGGCAGATCATTACCTACCTGCGGATCATATCTTTCAGTTAGGCAAAGGATTAATTCGGTTCGGGGATGTTAAAAGCAGAATTGGAAGAGTCTATTGCCCTCACCATCCAGATAAATCTCCTGGATCGTTTCTCAATAAGACAAAGAACACGATCTATCACCATTGTTCAAAATGCGGGACAACGAAGATAGCGTATGAGGAACCAAAGCCAGAAGACGTAATTGAGGCGGCTGCAACAAGATCAGCTCCGCCAGTTCCAATGTCATCATCTCAAGTAGCAGCAATACAGAAAGAGATACTTGGAATTAGCGAAGATGATCCTGTAGAGCCATTCTCAAGAGAGCGTCGAGTTAAGTTGATTGAAAGACGCTGCATGACTGGCCTTCACGAAATAATGCTCCTCCAAGCATTCGAAGGGTTTGGAAAAAGCTATTACGCTGTATTGGAAGCTCGTCGTGGAAACAAAGTACTGTTCGCAAGCTCTTCTAATGAACAAGCTGCAGAACAGGCAAGCAGTTTCGAGAAGTTGGGGCTTCGTGTCCAATTGATACCTGGACGTGAATACCTTCTTCGAACTCTATACAAGGTGGAAGTTCAAAAGTCAGAAGAAACACATCCTTGGGATTTAGAGCGGTTAAGTGAGTCTAAAACAAAAAAGTGGATTATGACGCACTTAAAGAAAACGGTAGAAGAAGCAGAGAAGATCTGGCTTCATTGCACACCACCACAGGCAGACTTTGTAAATTACGATATTGTCTGTACAACGATTGCACGAACACAAAGCTTTGGAAAGATTCAAAGGGCACGTGCATCGTTAATGTTGGGGCGTGGTGTTTATCTCAAAGATGAAGAGAGGCACTTACCAAAAGATTGCATTGTGTTCTTCGATGATCCAGAGAAAACATACTTCACAAAATACGCACCATATGATGAGAAGTACATTAAGCGCCAACAAGAGAAGAAGCGTAAGAAGATTGCAAAGAGTGAAGATGGTCAGTCCGAACTTGAACAACTCCAAGAAATCCCAACCACTAATAAGGCACGGTTAGTTATTGATGGAGTGTCAGTTAAAGAAACGACGATCAATGGAACACATTACTTCATTCGTCCAGATTCGTTAAAATTGGGATATGGTCTCTTTGATGCACGATTAGTCTTCACAACAACAGAGCTGATAACAACATATCTGATTAAGGATATGTACCCAAAGATTTATCACCCAAAGTTAATGCCAGATCAAAAGATGTTGGCAGGTGAGATTACGATGATTAAATCTAATCTCGCCGGCGCAAAGAGAGATGCATTCCTACGACCAATTCTTGCACGATTAAAAAAGGAAGGGTTTGAGTGTGAGTTGATTGCGGATGGGATAGGTGCGAAATACAACCTACTTAATTCCAAAGGGCAGAATCAGCTTGCGGAATCAACAACTGTAATCAAGTTATCAGAACCACATTTTGAAGAGGTTAAGAAATACATTGATGAGCTAAACTGGGATCCAAGTGATGCATACCAGATGAAGTTAGCGTTGGCTCTTGATAAGTTGCAGCAGGCGATTGGTAGGAATAGTGGATATCGTTGGTCAGATCGTGAAGGGAAGCAGAGAAAGTGTTGCTATGTCGTGTGCGAACCACGACTACACGATGACCTTTTGAAAGCGATGAGATACCACGTGGAGACAATCGTATTACAGCCGTCCAAAGAGGTAGGTAGTAAGAAGGACTATCAGAACTTAAGGGACGGTCTGTGTTGGTTTATAGCTCACCTGGACCGCTACCTGATGATGGAAGATACAAGTAAGAGGGGAGAGGGTAGAGATATGTTTTGGAGCGATATACAGACTTGCTTCGAAGAGACTCAGACGTTAAAGAGGGTGATATTCAAGAGGAGGTTGTTAGAAGCGATTAAGACCAAAATCGAAAAAACCAAAGAGATCGCCCTATCAAATGCCCTCCAAAAACGTCTTCAGAAATTAGGGGAATGAGTAAGATTTTTGTGTGATTTTGGCTCTGTTTACGAATTAGGTTATCTTTTCAGAACTCATTGATTTTACAGGGACAGATTTTCCAGTCCTTTTATTATATATAAAGAACGCGTGATTTGAATTTGATATGTACCTGCAACGCTTCTTCGTTATCACCCTAATTGATTCCGTTGTCTCGCTCTCGATGGCTGGACGATGCTCGAGGAATGAAACTAATTCAAATCTCAGCCTTCTACAAGAACGATCACCCTAATGGAATCGGAATTACCCTAACAGAGGAATTTGGCGACCTCGACCAATTCCTCGAAATCATCCAAACCTCCTATAAGGCGATGTGGCAGGAGTCCGAACAGAACTCGGAACTACCCACGTTGATTTTAGAACTCCGTGGACAATTGATCTCCCTCGGTTTAAAGAAGGGTGATATTGGAATCCACGCTGGCTCAATCGTAATCGGTAATGTTTGGCTGTTGGAATCTCACGGACAGATGATTACGGATGAGTTCAACGGTCTCCAACTTGCCTATGTTGAGTAATCGTTGTCTTTGACTTTGTTTGGTTAGATCGTGCTTCTGTATAAATAGATTTAGCCCACAACCAAACAAGGAGAGCGATTATGAAGAAACTTATCTTCAAACTAATTCAATGGTATATCAAGAGAGAAGCAGAATCTAAGCGTGAAGAAGATTACTGGCGCTATAAGGATGGTGAAGTAATTGATACGAATGCTGACCACTGGAAGAACAAGTCATGAAGAAGCTAACGTTAACCATTGCGCTACTTCTTTCAACACCAGTATTCGCAGCACCAGCAGTCCTTACAGACATTCCTGATTCCGAAGTTGGAACACAGCCAGCAGACACAGAGAGTTTTGCACACCAACTATATGATTCACGTCTCAAAGATTCAGATAGCGCAAAGTACAAAGTAGGTCAGCCTTTCAAGTGTTATCTGCGTGGTGCTCCTATCACCGGCGGCAAGATCAAAGAGTATGGTTGGTGTTTCGATGTTTCAATCAATTCTAAGAACAGCTTCGGTGCTTACACTGGATACCAAACAACTCACTTGATTGCTAAACAGCTTGAGACCGGTCAGTGGTCAGTTCATGAGTACAATCACAATATGTGGTTCAATGAACCTTGGTTGAAAGAGTAAGCACCTACCACCTCTTCCGAATCTAACTACCGGCTTTATGCCGGTTTTTTAGTTTTATGTTTTTAGATTTCTGTTTCTATGACCCCAAATAAGGTGCGTTGTTTCCCAAAATTCCCCAAAAGACAACAGTTTTTTGAATTATTTTTCAATTATTTTCCGCCATTCAGCCCGCCAATAGGCGAATTTGCGAAATATTTTGAAATATTTTGACCTACAAAACCCTAATTTCTTCAACTGTTGCCAAAAACAATAGGGTGATAGTCGGATTTACAGTTCTTACACAGTTTTAAAAAGACAACATCTACTTTTTGAACTGTCTTGAACTGTATTTGCAGAAATCTCGCCGACTGTTTTCGTACTGCGTGGAAAATTTAAGTGCATTTTTCTGCAGTCAAATGTCTTGATCTGTTTATTCAGACTAAACATCACCTTAATTAATTCAAATCGTTCTCACTGCACTCCTACATTCCACACGATTAGACAACAGTTTGTTCCTGATCGGGAAATTTCCATATGACCCTAATGTTTAATGTTGTCCTTTAGGTTCATGAAGACGATTGTGTCCCTAACAGTTAAGGAGACACAAATGATGAACACTGAACTGAAAGAGTTAATAACACTAATCAAGGCTAACAAGTCCAAGCCTGTCCAAAGTGTTGTCGACTCTTACTTCGGCTCAATCGTTTGGTCTGCCTTGAAAGATGAATACGAAAGCCTGACACCTGCTGAAAAGCAATCCTTGATAACCAAACTGACCAACGAGAGAAAGTAATGAAAAGCAAAGGTAATAGGTTCGAACGTGGTTCGGGTGTTTACAAGTGCACCTGTTGTGGACGGAACACTCGTTCTACTGGTCGCGGTGATAACGAGAACGTTCAATTGTGTAGTGAGTGCTACGAACTTGCTGGTCACGATAACGAACTGACTGATACAGGAGAGACATCCAAAGAAACTGTTCGTGCCTATTTTGAAAAGCTGACATCTCACGGTATTGACCCAACGATTCTGTTTCCTAACCTCCAAACCTACATTGAAACCAAAGAGAGTACTAACATGACGACTTCCACACTAACCAAAGAGACTATCGACAAGATGAGCCGGAAGGACCTTCGCCTCACAGCAAAGGTGGCTGGTATCAAGTACGGCAAGCTTTCGGTTATGCAAATCCGAGAAGCCTTATTGAATGCACCTGATGTTGTAACGGAGAAGCCGACGAAGAGTGCTAAGAAGAAGATTGCTACCAAGAAAGAAACCAAGGTTCGTAAGGAGCGTACTGGTACAAAGATGGAAGCGGCGATGGAGATCATGCAGGAGAATGATGGTAAGTCTCGCAAAGAGATCATTGCTCTGTTCATGTCTAAAGCCAAGCTTACAAAGGCTGGTGCTGCTACCTACTACGCACTCTGCAAGAAGAAGATGTAACCAACACGGTACATAGTTGGTAGAGAAGCCCTCCACTGAGAGGGCTTTCTTTTGTCTATACCCATAGTGCTGACAGTCAGTGTGCGCTGTAGCGACTATCCACTATGTTGTGATACTCGAGCACTGTTGACATCTATCGTGAGTATGTGAGCCAGGCGCCGTGAAACTAAAATAAATTTAAAATGTGTTGTGGTTTCTGTTTATAGCGTGAACCGTAAAAGGTGTTTGGACGACAACACTAAATAGAGGATGAGCAAAAAACAAACGACGAATATTCCCACAGACTTCCCTGATGGCATTACTCCTAAAAATCTGAAACGTAAAAAAGGTCACGTAAAGACTGTTAAGGATCATGTTGGTGGAGGATACGCACGCATTCCCACAGATCCACTCTTGAGCAATGAAGAGTCCGGGGCTGTGATTGAGCGTGTTAATCAGTTATCAAAAGTAGTTGGTTTCCTTGCGACAAACGTTTCTGCACTGTCGGAACACTATGGCCAAATTCGCAGGAAGAAGCAATTTGATATGGGTGAAGTAACAGCACTCGCACGTAAGGGGTTAGGTAAGAACGCTATTGCAACGCTACTTGGCTTCTCTGCTAACCAATTCTCTCAACGTACTGACCTCGAGGAAGCATTCAACATTGGTCAAGCGGAACTCTCTGCAATGGTTGGCGACAGACAGATTGAACTGATGATGACAACAAAGGGACCGATCCTTCCAATCTTCTTGGGTAAGAACTATCTCGGTCAGAAAGATACACCTGATACACAAGTCAATGTTCAGGTTAACGTTGGTGGAGACTTCAAATCAAAGCTGAAAGAGAAACTATTGCAGCCAAGTGCAACGGTCAATGTAGTTGGCGCAACGAATGCAACAGTAGAGAAGCCTATTGAAGCAGAATTTTCAGAAGTAAAACCAGGAACCAATGGATGATTCAGATTTTTCAATACTGGAACTAACAAAAAGACGTTTCGGATATGAGGCAAATGCTATTGATGCTTACCTTGATACTCTTACACGTGATGAGTGCCTAACGCTTCTCTACGACTGGGAGTTCAAAGGACGTCCGAGCCAGCAATTACCTCCTGGTGATTGGTATACGTGGCTAATTCGTTCAGGTCGTGGTTGGGGAAAGACAGAAACAGGCTCTAACTGCTGCCACATATGGGCTAAAGAAGACAAGGACGAGAGAATTCTACTCGTTGGAAAAGACTCTGACGAAATTAAAACCGCAATGATTGAAGGTCCGTCAGGAATCTTCGCGACTGCTCATCCAGACTTCACTCCTATGTGGGTTGATAAGAAACGTCTAATCCTAAGGTGGCCTAATGGGGCATTGGCGTTTGGTATTTCTGCCGAAGTCCCCGAAGACATCCGATCATTTAACGTAGGAAAGATTTGGTGGGACGAACCATTCAAATGTAAGCATCAAGAGGCAGTAGAAGAGCAGCTTGGGTTCGTTCTTCGTATTGGTAAGAAACCTCAACGTGTCCTTACTTCAACTCCACGTGCAACCAAGCTGTGTAAGAAGCTTACAAAGGACCCATCTACTGTTGTAACAAATGGAGCAACATTTCAGAACTATGCATTGAGTGAAGTTGCTCTGCAAAAGATGAAAGATGCTTATGAAGGAACTCGTTTAGGTCAGCAAGAGCTCTACGGTGAAGACATTGATGAGAATCCAAACGCACTATGGAAGTTTGTAGACATCGTAAGGAACCGCAAAGAGCCAACATACATTGACGATACTGGTATCGAACACTCTTTACTTGAAGAGATGGATAGGATTGTTGTGGCAATTGATCCACCTAAGACTGCTAACGAGAACAGTGATGAGTGTGGAATTGTTGTAGCAGGCAAGAAGGGGAATGATGGCTATGTGTTTGAAGATGCAAGCAAGATAGCAACACCTAAGCAATGGGCAACGTTGGCAATTGATCTATTCAAAAAATACAAGGCAGATCGAATCGTTGCGGAGGTTAATAATGGTGGCTTGATGGTTGAAGAGACACTTCGCAACGTCAATCCAAATATTCCGTACAAGCAAGTGACAGCAACGAGAGGTAAGGCAATTCGTGCAGAACCTATTGCAACTCTCTATGAACAAGGACGTATTCATCACGTAGGCATTCTTGGAAAGCTTGAAAACCAGTTAATTGACTTCGACCCCTCGATGGTTTCAACAAAGAAGGCAGTAGATGACCGACTTGATGCGTGTGTTTGGGCGTTGACAGAACTGTTTGGTGAGGCAATTAAAGTCCCTCGCATTATTAATCTCAATGGATAAATAACCAAACACAACAAATTCACAAGGATTTTTCAATGGCTGGCTTGATAACAACAATAAGAGACTACCTATTTGTACCGAAAGAAGTAAAAACCGAACAAGGATCTTCATCAGTTCTTGAGATAAAGAGCAATCCTTATAACGGTGGAACACTCGGTGGACTCGATAGCCAAGCATTCAAAACGTGGTTCTTTGGATTACACGCAGGGGATGAACCAGAAAATCTAACGTTTCCAATCGTTGCACGACAGGGGTTTGAACACAATGTCATCACATATAAGTGCGTAATGACGATTGCAACTGGTATTGCAGACTTGACTTACAAAGTACGTAATAAGAAAACAAAGAAAGACATTCCTAATCATCCAGTTCTCGATTTAATTGCACGTCCTAATCCTATGCAAGGGCAGTCATCATTCCTTTCTCATGTTATTGCCGACTACTACTTAGATGGCAACACATTCATCGAGAAGGTAGGTCCTGGAGGCAACTCTCCTCCACGTAGATTATGGGCATTGCAGCCAAACTGGGTGCAAATCATCGTTGGCACCTCAAGAATCCCTGAAGCTTACTTTTATACTGCTGGTGGAATCGAATCAGGAGAGTCAAAAGAGTTTCCTGTTGATCCAATTACAGGTGAATCCGATGTCTTGCATATTAAGTCCTATGCACCATTACGTGAGCAGATGAATGGTCGTGGCTTATCACCAGTTCGTTCAGCATGGAGACAGGTACTAACTCACAACGAAGGCGCACGTTGGAACTATGCACTACTTAAGAACAGTGCTCGTCCATCCGGTGTCTTGACGGCAGAAAATGATCTAACAGATGAACAGATCATCCAGCTGAAAGAACAGATGGCGGAATTTTATTCGGGTTCATCTCGTGCAGGTAAACCAGCAGTGCTTGCAAATGGGTTGAAGTGGCAGGAACTCTCTTTAAGTCCTGTTGATATGGCATACCTCGAAGGTAAGAACAGTGTTGCAAGAGATATCTGTCTTGCACTTGGTGTTCCTCCATTGCTACTTCACATTCCAGGCGACACAACATACAACAACGTAGAGCAAGCAAAGTTATCCCTCTATGAAGAAACAATCCTTCCAAAGGCTAACCATCTTATCGATGAAATGAATCGTTGGTTGGTTCCAGACTTTGATCCAAACATTGAATTGTATATTGACGTTGATGCAGTTCAGGCATTGGAACCTCGTCGTCAAGCAAAGTGGAACTCTGTTGCGAAGGCTTGTGGTGGCGTATTCCTAACGGTTGACGAGGCACGTGCACAGATGAACTTGGAGCCACTACCAAATGGCGCCGGTGCTGTAGTTGTTATCCCATCAATGGCTAACACACTTGAGAACTTGGTAGAGAACCCACCAGGTCAGCCACAACCAAGTTCTAACACGAAGCCAACAGACGATACAGCCCCTGATAACGAACCAGCGCCTAGTGATCCAGATGAAGGTAATGACGTTAACGCCTAAGATTTATAGGTGTCGTTGGTGCTGCCAACCATAAATAGCACCATGACTACAAAAGAACAGAGGCGCGTCTACTCGGAAAACTGGCGCAAAAAAAATAAGGAAAAGGTAAACGAATACCAACGTGAACGCTATGAGTCGTTAGGAGATAACAATCCACGCTGGAATAAAAGAAATCCAGAAGCGTTTAGCGAATGGAGTCGCAAATGGCGTATCGCAAATCCAGTGCGCCATTTGTATCAAGGAATAAAAGCAAGGGCAAAGCGAAACGGAATACCGTTTGACGTTACAGAAGAAGATTTGGTTATCCCATCTCATTGCCCAGTAACAGGAGTGAAATTAGAACATAGCCGTATGGAGGGTGGCAGACACAGACAAGCAGATAATTCACCTTCCTTTGACCGCATAAACCCAGCGCTCGGATACGTAAAGGGAAATGTTATCTGTGTTTCATGGCGAGTGAACAATATCAAATCAGACGCAACTCCTGAGGAGCTAATAAATATCGGGAACTACTATCAAGGATTAGTAAATGGCAAAGAAAAATAAAGAGACATTCCTAACGCTTAAAGCAGTTGGTGATGATGGAACTATTGAAGGTTATGGAAGTACATTCGGTGGATTACCAGATGCATATGGTGATGTTGTTCAGAAGGGAGCCTTCTCAAAGACCCTGCAAGATCGTGGCACGAAGGTAAAGATGCTATGGCAACACCGAAGTGATAGTCCTATCGGTGTGTGGGATTCCATGCAGGAAGACAGTCATGGATTAAAGATGACTGGTCGTCTGCTTCTTTCAATTCAACAAGGAAGAGAAGCCTATGAGCTTCTTAAAGCCGGCGCAATCTCCGGTTTAAGCATTGGATACATTCCTGTTCAGCAGGATTACGACTCGAAAACCGGTATCAATACCATCAAAGAAGTGAAGCTTCTGGAAACAAGCGTCGTTACATTTCCGGCTAATACTTCGGCAACAATTACAGCAGTCAAGTCTGCGTTTGAAGAACTTGACGAAGAAAATAGAATAAAAGTTATCCACTTTATAAATAACCTCAAGCAATCGCCACTTGATAACAACGAACAGCCGCCAACAGTAGAGGCATCTACTGGAAACACTGTAGAAGATACCAAGCCGGTAGAGCAGAAAGACAACAAGCCGCAGGATGAAGAACTGCACTTGCTGGAACAGCTACTCGAATCCTTAAAACAAAGAAACAAAGGGATTCGATAAAACAAAAACAATTAAGGAAGTTTCAATGAGCGCAGATATTAAGGCAGTGCACGAAGAACTTCTTCGTACAAACGAAGAGTTTAAGCACGAAGTAAAGAAGAATGGTGATAACGTTGATCGTATCGCAAAGGGTCTATTGGACCTTGAATCACAAATCAAGGACATTAAGACATCTATTGTCGAAACGAAAGTTACTGACCGCGTAATGGAAGGTAAGGAACGTTCAAAGGAAGAGAAGCAGTTTTGGGGCTTCATGAAGGGCGATGTTACTGAACAGGAATATAAGCAGTACGTAAAGAGCACACAGGGCGTTGTAAGCACACCTGCAGATGGTGGCTATGCTGTTCCAACAGTACTTGACCAAAACATCACAGCATTGCTATTGGAATTTTCCGATATGCGTTCTGTTGCAAAGAAAGTAACAATTGGTGGAAGCACTGGTTACATTCACACAATCAGCCAATCTAATGCAGCAATTGCATGGGGTGGTGAAACAGCTCCAACTGGAACTTCAAATGCTCCAACACTTGGTCAGGTAACAATCGTTCCACAGACCTTGAATGCAGCACCAGAAGTATCAAGCCAGATGATCGAAGATGTATTCTTCGATGCAGAAGCATGGTTCATCGCAGAGGTTGTTAAGCAGATTGCTATTGCAGAAGGTACAGCCTTCATCAATGGCTTGGGTGCAGGTTCAAACCAGCCAACTGGTCTTTTGACTTATGCAACCAACAGTCTTGGTACAACAAGTTCAGCAGGTGCATTGTCTTTGACAGGTAACGCTCCAAGCTACACAAGCTTGAACACAATTACTGCTGCTAATGCTTCAGCAATTGGTTTCTACGACATCTACAATCTGCCATATGCATTGAAGCCTCTCTACCGTAAGGGTGGTACATATGCAATGAACAGAGCAATCTTGTCGCAGATCATGACATTGAAGTCATCTACTGGTCAGCCATTGTGGCAGCCAAGCATGATCGCAGGTCAGCCAAGCCTCTTGAACGGCTACCCAGTCGTTGAGATGCCAGACATGCCATCAGTATTGTCCACAACTTCAGGTACTCCAACATTGGCAATCACCTTCGGTGATTTCGGTGTCGGCTACACAGTTGTAGATCGTATCGGTACAACAGTTCAACGCAACCCATTCGTTAACTTCCCATTTGTTCGTTTCCAAACACGTAAGCGTGTTGGTGGTGGACTTGAGGATGGTAATGCCTTGGTTACATTGAATGTACTTGGCTAATAGTTAAACCAACTATAAAGGTAAGGATAAGGCAGCTTCGGCTGCCTTTTCTTTTGCACGACTATAAATACGCTTATGAAAGTAGAAGCACTCACACACGTCCAACAGAAGATTGGTTCCCTAACAGTAGAACGAGTTCAAGGTACTCACTTTGACCTTAATGATAACGATGCAGTAGCAGGAGAAGCAGCCGGTATTGTGAAAATCATCGAAGGTAAGCCACTACACAATGCCAACAATCGCCTTACAAAGGTTGAGAAGAAGATGGAGAAGAAATAATGACAACCCTTGTAGTTGAAGATGGATCGATTGTTCCTGGTGCGAACTCTTACATTAGTTTGGCTAATGCACAAACGTACTGGGCTAACTGGGGCTATACATCTGCCACCATTGGTACTGATACAGGAGCAATGACAACCGCTCTTTATCAAGCTGCCTACGCAATGGATCGTCTTTATGGTCGTTTCTATAGCGGCAAGGTTGCGAAGAACTCACCTCAAACTATGCTGTGGCCACGTCAACGTTATGCACACGAAGAAGTGCAAGTGTTTGTACAAGATCCAACTGGCTCAGGCGCATTACTGATTGCTTGTGTCATTGAAGGCACTATTACTAACATCTATGTCATTGAAGGCGGTGTGAACTATACAGCACCAATACTAACGGTTGGTGGAATGTATTCAGGTACAAATACCACCCCTAATCCTGCAGTAATTACCGCAAATCTAACATCAGGTGTAATAACTTCAACAACAATAGTCAGTGGTGGCTCGGGTTATATCAGTCCACGAGAAATTGTAGATAACAATGGCAATCGTGTCAATATCAATCAAGTTCCACAGGCCGTCCTCGATGGTCAATGTGAGATGGCCGTTATTGCGTTATCAAATGGTGTTTCGGCTTTATTTCCAAATGAAGCAGAAGATAGATACATCCAACAACAGATTGTAGAACTTGGTGTTGGTGCAAATCTCCGTAAGCAATTCTTCAATAAGGAAGCCACAGACATTGAACGATATGAAGGTTTTCGCTTAATTGAACTACGTCTGTGGAGTGTAATGAATAGACAGATGGTAGTTACACTATGAGACCATTGAACTATTCGATTCTACAAGCAGAGATCAAAGATAATATCGTTAATACATTTGGTGGCATTGCGGTCGTTGTACGTTTGTTAAACAACAATACTATTTCAACGTTTGGTGTATTCACAAACGGCGATGCAAAGAATATTGATACTCGACAGAACCCAACTCTTACTACCGGTGAGACAGGTCGTTGGGTTTTGGTGCCTGGTGTAGATTTTGTTAATCAACTAACCAATGCAGTCACAACACCACAAGTCGGTGCAACTGTTGAATGGGTGCAAAGCGGAACACAGTATAAGAAAACTATTCTTAGTGTTGCGACTACTGCACCTCAGCAAGGAACGCCAGTTATGTTTACGCTTGGAGTTGCATAATGGCGCAAAATTTTACTCAAATTCAGCAAGCGTTTGATACCGCTGTACAGACAACTATCAGTGGCATTACCGGAATCAGTGGTGTCGCTTCTATAACATTCTTTCCAGAAAACAGAGCAATTAATTTTGCAATGCTGCCGGATGTCACCACATCAGTAGGTATTCGTACAAATCTTATCCCAGCAAAGACGCTGGTTGAGACCCTTGGTACTGGCAGTTATGTTTCTATTCAAGGTCTTTACGCCATCGACATTTTTACCGCAGTAAACCAGGGGTATAGCGGTGTACAACAGGTAGCAGATGCATTGTTAGCAGCATTTCCTCGAGGACTGATACTGACACTTACAGATGGAGACAATATTACAATCAACACTTCTTCACCATCATCAAATGTGAATCAAGGCGCATGGTTGATGAATAAGCTCTACTGCCGACAGATCATTGTGCAGTGGTTTGGATACGTACAACCATGAGCGCAGTAAAGATCAGCATTCCATTGGAGACATTAGCTAAACGAAGCTGTGATGATTTAAAACAAGCATTCGCAAACGAGTTTCTGGATCGAGTTAAAGAAAGGACGCCTGTTGACACTGGCCTGCTAAAAGACAGTTGGACGATTACAGTCAACAAGGGAAGCATTAGTCTAAAGAACGATGCAAAGAACTCTGAAGGGCAGGAGTATGTGGGTTTTAGGGAATTTGGCACATATAAAATGCCTGGTGCGTTTATGGTTAGCACGACAATCCTTGAAAAACAGGACATCTTAAGAGTGGCAAAGAAGAATGCGGGTTTATAACTCCAAGCATAAATAACAAGAACAACAATCCTTAGGGAGTTTTAACACCAATGACAATATTCACAACAGGCGCAGAAACGCGAGTCGCAATCGTCGCAGAAACCACACCAGGCACTACGCCAGTCACACCAACAATGTTGGTTCTTCCATTCGTTAAACTCGACTTGGAATACACACAGAACACTTACAAAGATACGAGCATTTTTAGTGATCGTATGGAAAGAGATGTCATTGCAGGTCTTCGTAAAGTTAGTGGTTCACTTTCCGCAAACCTTTCTCACCTCAATTATGCTCCTTTACTTCAAACTGCAATGTTCAACACATTCGCTTCAAAGGTATTGAAGACAGGAAACACTTGGAACACATTGACGATTGAAGAGTGGCATTCAGATATTACAAAGGGATTTGTTTCAACTGGCTGTTTCGCAGATAAGCTTGCAATTAAGGTTCCAGTAAATGGAATCGTAACTGTTGATGCAACAATCAGCGGTATGAACTACTCCACAGAAACAGCAGCTCTTTCTTCTTCACCAACAGCCGCAGTATCTGAAGTTCCTTTCACTCACTTGGGTGGAACAATTCTTGAAGGCGGAACTGCAATTGCATATCTAACAGCAATTGATCTAAACATTGATAACGCCGCAACAGAACTTTCTGTTCTCGGTGCACAGACACCTGTTGGTTATACGCCTGGAATGTCAAGCGTCACAGGTACGTTGACAGCCTGGGTGCCTGACTTGACCTTGTTTAATAAGTTCATCAATCAGACTCAAACAAGTGTGAACTTTACATTGACAGATGGTACGAACACACTTCAGTTCAATCTACCAAACGTTACATACACTTCCGCAAAGAAGCCAGTAGCAGGTCAAGGAGCAGTTGTATTGACGCTTGCATTTACCGCTGTTCGTGATCCATCAACACAGAGCAACTTGATTATCACAGAGTCATAATCTTAAACGTCTCTACAACACCATAAATACCTCCAAGCTCAACAACTTGGAGGTTTTTTACTATGACGATCAGTTTATTCCCTGAAACAATTACCCACGAATTAACACACCCTATTACTGGTGCACCTACTGGATTAACACTCGAATTGGTTGGTCAAGATCACGATGATGTCTATCAAGCACAACTTGATGTTGTAAAGGCATTACGTGCAAAACAAATCAAAGAAGTAACAGACATTGCAGTTTCCCTTGAGTTCAAAATCAAGGTGCTGGCATCGTGCATCGTAGGGTGGACAAACACATCTGAAGAATTCAAGGCTGTCTTTACGAAGCTTGGATTTACAGACGACACATTCTCACCAGAGAAAGCACTTGCACTTATCTCGATGAAGACAGCAGGTTGGATTCGTAATCAGATTGATTCAGCAATCAGTGAGCGCCAACGTTTTTTCAAGGATGCATCGAACTCCTAATCGGTGCAATCAGAAACAAAGTCAATCTTGATACACCAGGACCGGATGGTGCAAGTCAAAGAGATCACTTGTTAGGGGCAGTGCGAGCATCGGGTGGAAAGCTTCAACCTCCTGAACTCAATCTTCCTTGCGAACCTCCTGGCTGCTTCTTATGGCTGTGGATGATTTTTACGTCCTTGAACTACAGCCGTCAATACACAACGAATGCCATTCCTATTGCATTTACCAATCAGGAAATCCTTGCGTGGTCTACTTTGAATGATGAAAAACTCTCGAAGCAAGAGTTAGCACTATTACGCCAAATGGACGTTGAGTGGATAAATACCAGAATACAACTTCAACGTGAGATGAATAATGGCTGATTCGATTTTAGAACTGATTTTTTCTGCGGACACGAAAGAGCTCGATGAAGCCAAGGAGAAGCTATCAGAGCTTGGTGAGCATATGCCTACTGTTGGTGAGGGCATTGAGAAGTTAGCACAATCGTTTAAAAATCTACCGGGTCCTATTGGTTTAGCAGCCGCAGCCGCAGTTGGATTCGCTCTCGGCTTGAAAGAAATGGTTGAAGGCACCCTTGAGGCAGAGACACAGCTTCTTGAATTATCAGAAGCGATGGGTGTTCCTATTGAAAAGGCACAGCCATTTATCGAAGCAATGGCGCTCTCGGGTATTTCAGGCGACAAACTAACAGCCTCTATGTCTAAGCTTGCACAGGCTGTCGGTCAAGCAATCACAGAACCAACAGGCAAGGCAGCAGACGCGTTCAAAAAACTTGGCATCTCCCAGGACGAACTAAAGAACGGCGACACAGAACAGATTATGAAGGATGCCGCTGCTGGGCTTGACAAGTATGCCGACAGCGCATCAAAGACAGCCGCGATTCGTGAATTGTTTGGTAAGCAAGGTCCAGCAATTATAGCTGCTATGAAGTCTGAAGCCGAAATGGAAGAGAAGGCAAAACAGGCTCAAGCAGATTACGGAACTGCGGTATCAGAAGCGGACGCGAAATCAGCAAAGTATTTCGGCGAGACATTAAAGCTTGGTATGACTATGTTCGAAGGCGTAGCGATGTCTGTTACGAAATCCCTTCTTCCTGGCCTTCAAGTACTCGTAGATCAGTTCGCAGAGTCAGGTAAGCAAGGAGGAATCATGCGTGATGTCCTTGATGGATTGTCTGCAACTATTTCTGTAGTCTCAAAAGCAATCATAACTTTACTTGTTGAACCAATACGCTTTGCAGCGGAATGGTTTAAGGAAGCCGGTGTTGCAATTGGTGCGTCAATGGCTGCAATCGCAGCCGCAGCACATGGGCATTTTGGTGAAGCAAAAGAAATCATGGTTCAAATGAATCAGGACCTAAACGCAATGGCTGCACAGTACGGAGAAGCAACTGTCAAGTTTGAGAAGGCGTTATGGGCCGGCAAGGAAGCTGTAGATACATGGGGTGAAGGTGTAGAAGAAGCAAAGCCGAAACTGGCCGCCTTTGATGCAAATGCTATCAAGGTAACTGACACCCTACAAAAATTAGCAGTTGAGTTGATCGGACAGACAGATGCATGGCGAGCAGCTGGTCAAGGACTTGAAGCATATAAACAAGCACAAGACAATGCCGCTATTGCAGCTAAGCGTTTAGAAATTGCAAAAGAGAATGGAAGTAAGCAAGCCCAAGACGAAGCAGAAGCACTTATGCGTGCAGCCAATGCAGCAAAGCAAGCAGCAACAGAAGAAGTAGCCGGTTGGAATCTAATCAATGGGCTTATAGAAGAACAAAATGCACTTGTGTCTCACAATACCGAACTTGAAAAAGCAAGAATGGAAATTGCCAAGAATCCAGGAATGACCGAAGTAGAGAAGGCAGCATTGTTAGCACTTGCACAAAATGTTGATATGAAGAAACAGCAGTTGGAAGTCGATAAAGAGGTGCTTGCACTAAATCAGATGGTTACCAAAAGCATTGACCAAGAAAAGGCATCAATGACTTTAAGTACCAATGCGTTGAAATTGTATAACGAGCAGTTGAAATTAAAACAACAATACGAAAAGGATATGCAAGATAAGTCTGTTGATGAACAGAATAAGCTTACAGCGGCTTACAAAGCAGCAGACACAGCTCTCGTTAAAAATAATCAAGACACACTTGCATGGCAGCAATCAATGGCTGGCTTTACTGCAGGTGCCGGACAAGCGCTAACTAACTTATACGATCAATCAAAAAATCTAAATCAGATCGGTGGCCAGTTAGTCACTACATTTGCAAACAATCTTGCTACCGCCTTTGAGAACATTGGTAAGAAAGGAACCAACTCTTTCGAACAGATGGGTATTGCGATGGTTCAGTTCATTGAACAGACAATCGTAAAGATGGCGCTTATGAAAGCAATGATTACAGCTATTGATATGTTGCCAGGTGGTGCAGCATTCTTGCAATCCATGAGTGCAGCAAACATGTTGAAGTCCGCAAATGGTAATGCGTTTTCAGGCGGATCGGTTATTCCTTTTGCCAATGGCGGCGTTATTGACGGACCTACGATTGCGCCAATGGCATTGATGGGAGAAGCAGGACCAGAAGCAATCATGCCTTTACAGCGTGGAGCTGATGGCAAGCTTGGAGTTCATATGTCAGGTGCAAACGCCGGTGGCGGTATAGGCATCACAAACCACAATGCGACATTCGTAATCAACTCTAATCAGAATCCAAAGGACATTGCGAAGCAGACAAAGAAACAAGTAGCAACAATGGCGAAGTTCTCAAAGGGAAGCATTGCGAAGCAGCAGCGTCCAGGTGGATTACTAAATAACAGAAATCAAGCATTCGCAAGGTAAGGAGACACGATGACAGCATTTGGAGGACTAACACCAAGTTCAGAATCACAACAGACACAACAAACGATGACGTATCGCATGTTGGACTTTAAGTATGGCAATGGCTATGAGGCTCGTCTTGGAGATGGTGCAAATTATCAAATTGATACATGGCAGATTACATTTGATAACTTGAACGCAACTGACTCGGCAACATTAAAAGCATGGTTGCTTGCCAATCCTCCATTTACGACATGGAACGGCGATGGAGTCATTCTTCCATCTTCAAATACGTACTGGATAACAGAAGATGGCTGGCAGATGCAGCCTATGCCTGGAAACGTTAATGCCTTCACCTTCAACATATCACAGGCATTCTAACTATGACGACACCAACAATTGAAGCAAAGCTATACGAAATTCATACACAAGATGCATTGGTAGACTTGTTCTGCCTTGATGCATCGGCACTTGGAGGAGAGGTGTATTACTTCTCTCCACACATTTTCGCGAATGGCGAACTAATCTCTTGGGGTGGACAAGTGTATCAACGCTTACCAATCGGTATTGATAACAACGAAGTCAAAGCATCTAACGCAGACCTTCCACAACCAACACTAACGATTTCCAATGTTGGTGGGCCGTTGATGTCAGCAATTGTTGCGTTAGGAGATTTAACAGGAGCAAAGCTTACACACACGATGACCTATGTTTCGTATCTTGATGGTCAGTCAAATCCATCTACAAGCGAGTACATTGGTCCGCAAACTTGGTACATCTATCAGCTATCGCAGTTGATGTCATCGCAGTCAATTCAATACACATTGGCGTGCGTCATTGATCGTCCTGGCTATATGTTTCCGGTTCGCCAAGTACTTCGTTATCCAAACATTAATCAACCAGACGGCATCTATTTCCCTGGCGTCAGTCCGTATCGCGTCAGTCAGTATCAATCGCAGTAAATTGTTCTGCCGTGGGGACAATCACATAAATACTCCCAAGGGAGGTTTATATGATTGATGTCGAAGAAAAAAAGAAGAAAGCTAGAGCAATATCTCAACAATGGCGCAAGGCAAATCTTGAGAGAGTGCGCCAGAAAAATAAAGAATGGTGGATTGCAAATAGAGACGAATGTATTGAGAAGCGAAAACAATATGATCGTAAAAATCGGGACTCTATTGAAAGCAAAAGAAAGGAACGCCGATTACTTAATCCTCTACACACAAAATATATTGCAATCAAAGCAGGTGCAAAGCAACGGGGAATACCTTTTGCCATTAAGGAAGAAGAACTTCCACATATACCAAGTGTGTGTCCAATATTAGGTATACCACTGGAGATATTCAGTAAAGATAAATGCAAGCAAATATCACTCGATCGGTTCGATAACTCGAAAGGCTATGTTCCAGGGAACGTTATATGGATTAGCCATAGAGCGAATGCATTAAAGAACGATGCAACATTAGAAGAATTAGAACAAGTCCTTAAATACATGAAAGGACAGTTATGACCGATGAATGGAAGCAAGCGTTTCGTGAACACGTACTTAGGGAATATCCAAACGAAGCAGCAGGATTAAAAATAAACAACACATACTATGCGTGCACTAATATACATCCAGACCCATTACATTACTTTCGCATTGATGGTCTTGAACGACTTGAACTAACGTTGAAGCATGGTCCAGTTGAAGCCGTATTGCATTCTCATCCATACGAGCTAAAGACAAGTAAGCAATTCGTAATACAGAAATACAACCCCGCGTGGCCATCAGTAGGCGATCAAGCCGCGTTTATGGCTGACGATGTGGATTGGTATATCGTTGCAACAGACGGAGAAGGATTGTCTGCGATCAATGTGCTTACCCACGAGCCTCAGCCTCTTGAACGCCGAAGCTTCGCCTGGTTCACCTCAGACTGTTATGCGACATGCCGAGATTGGCACGCACTGAATACAGGGATTCTCCTTCCGAACTTCACAAGGGAATGGGGCTTCTGGGAAAGAAACATAAATACGATTGAAGATAACATGGCAACTTTAACGAATGCAGACAAGGTTCCAACAGAGAAGGCACAGATTGGAGATTTAGCGGTTATGTCTTTGGGTGGCGCTAAGGTGGTTAATCACCTGGGCGTACTTTCAGGTAATAACGAATTTACTCACCAATTTATTGAACGCTATTGCATTGTTGATCGTTGGGATAAGTGGAAGCACAAAGCAAAGTACATGATTAGGTTTGCAAAATGATAAGAACAATCAAGTTATACGGTGCACTTGAAAAGGCAGCCAGTAAGAGTGAATACGAACTGAATGTAGATACCCAACAACAGTTGTGGGCAGCACTTCGTTCCAAATCACAGAAGCTTGATATTGCACTCCGAAGAAACAAAGTCTGTATTGCAGCAACAGATAAGGATGGAAATAAGGCAAAAGCAATTCATCAAGGGTTTAGTTTTAGTCCAGCGGCAGAAGTCCTGCATATCGTTGCACATACAGAAGGAGCCGCTGTTGCTGGTATATGGCTTGTCGTAGAAATGATTGCCGTTGCAGTTGTTGTATCTGTTGTTTCTTCAATGCTGATTTCCACGATGACCAATAAGCATAGTTCTGGCGGTCAACGTTCAACAATGTTCAATGGTCCTATTAACTCAACAGAGCAAGGTGGACCAATTCCTATTGTCTATGGTTTGAAGTGTCTCGTAGGCAGCACAATCATTTCTGTTGATGAAGACTATTACAACACTGTCGGCAATAACTACTCACTACCTTCAAGCAACTATGGGGCATATCACTAATGCTCAATAAAGAGAAGTTATACAAGCACACAGAAGGTGCAGGAGGCGGAAAGGGCGGAGGTGGCGGCACTTCAGAAGGTCCTGACACATTAGTTACAGATGAAGTTATTAAGATTCTTCATTTGTTATCGGAAGGTGAGGTCAATCTATTCACCGGCGATGGTAAGTCAATCTACCTAAACAATGTTCCGTTGGAAAATCCTGACGGCACATACAACTTCGGTGGTTATAACCAATCAACCGCTTCAACAAATATCTATACAGGCGCAGGTTCAACGTTCTGGGAATATCGAAACGGATCGCCATCACAAACACCGATGACGAACCCTGCATTCCCATCATCATCAGAAGTCTTTACAGTCAATGCAGAAATGTTCGGAGGCACGACAAGTCCTTCCGTTGCACCATCACCTGTTATCTATTCTGTCTCTAATGCAGACGTAGGGTATTGCAAGGTAGCAATCAACTTTCCAAACGGACTTGAGAATGTAGACGGAAATGGAAACCTAACTGGTGATTCTGTTGAAATTGCTATCGACGTTGCACCTCACACTACAGATGCGTGGGTAAACGTAATTGAGACAACAATAAGCTATCAAGCATCACAATCATCAACAATTCAGTATCAAGTAAACACACCATCGGCTGGCGCATTGTGGGATATCCGTGCTCGTCGTATTACACAGGATAATTCAAGTGCAACACGTAAGAACCAAACATACCTATTGGAAGTGGAAGAAGTTCAGCAGATAACACTTCCCTATAACGGTATTGCTTATTGCGGTCTTGCACTTGATGCAGCAACAATAGGTGGCAGTGGTGCTTCAATTCCTACAATGTCGTTCCTTGTTGCAAAGGGACCGATTGCTATTCCTTCCAACTACACACCAGCTACGATTGCCGTAACAGGAACAGCAACTTATTCAGGTGAGTGGAACGGAACATTCACAACAGGCGCAACAGACAACCCAGCGTGGATACTGTGGGATATGTTGACGAACACTCAATATGGCTGTGGTTTATATGGGATCACACCAGCAATGATCGATTCGTATTCCTTCTACAATGCTTCCGTTTTCAATGATACACAAGTACCGGATGGAAATGGAGGTTCAGGAACAGAACGTCAATTCACATTCAATGCACCAATTCAGAATCGACAGGATATGTTGATGTCATTGCAGCAGGTAGCTGGAATGATGAATGCAGCACTTGGTATGCAAAATGGTTTGATTACTCTCTTCCAGGACCGACCAACAAACTCTTCATATCTCGTAACGAAGGCAAGTGTACTTCGTTCAGATGATAGCAAGCCTGTTTACTTCACTTACTCATCTACTGCAAAGCCTGATCGTAATACAGCAGTTAATGTCACGTGGACAAATGCCTCTGACCTTCAATACCTACCAACAACATCTTCCGTTGTAGATACAGCGGGTCTTACTCGATATGGATATAACCCAACTGACCTTGCAGCGTTTGGAGCAACTTCAGAAGGACAAGCATTACGTGCTGGTCGCTATATGCTCTATGAAGGTCTCTACAACACACAGCAAGTAGAGTTCAAAGCAGGTATGGAGGGATACCTATACAACCTATTTGATGTCTTCGATCTGTTTGACGATGACTATGCAACAACTGCTGTATCCGGTCGTGTCGTATCTGCAACCTCTGCAACTGTAACGCTCGATCAGGCTGTCACGATTACGGGCACTGGGTCGAAGATATCTGTTTGGTTGCAAGATGGCGTTACATACGAGAGCCACACAATTGCAAATTCTGCTGGAACGTACTCAACACTAACAATCAGTGGAACGTGGTCAACTACTCCAACGAAGCATTGCATCTATGGCGTTACATCAGGAGTGCATCCACGTCAATTTAGAATCAATAATCTTGCATACGATGGCGTTACAAAAGAAGTAACAGTCACAGCCAAGCTCTACTCAAACACAAACTATGATTACGTAACAACTGGAATCTTGATTCCATCTAATGTCTACTCAACTGTTTCACAATCAGCGCCTGCAACACCAACGAATCTGATTGCAACCCCATCGCAGTACATTGATGTCACAACAAAGACGGTTCAATACGCAATCACAATCTCGTGGCAGCCAGTAGCACAAAGTGGTGGCTATGTTGTTAAGTGGCAGAAAGATAATGGTGCGTGGACAAGTATTCCTCAGAGTGTTTCAACAAGCTTCACGTTAACACCAACAATCAACGGAAGTTATTCGTTCCTTGTCTACAACGTTAATATTGCCGGAAACTCTTCTGCTCCTGCTGCTGTCTCTTACACACAGAGTAATTCAGGTGGAGGCACCTCAACTGTTCTATCTGAAATTACAAACCTATACGTCACAAACACAACTGGTGATACGTGGACAGGTCTTGACTTACCAGTTCAATGGACAAACCCATCAGCCAACCAAGGCTTACTAAAAGACTTCGTTGTTACATTCTCAACAACAGGCGGAACTGTACTTCGAGCAGTAATTGTAGATGGTGTCGCAGGGGGAGCTACACAGCACTATACGTACACATATGCAATGAACGAGGCAGACAACAGCGGAACGCCACTGCGCTCTATTGTCGTAAAGGTTCAAGGTCAGGACTCAAGCAACAACTTGACTACTGGCATAAGTGCAACGATGACCAATCCCGCACCAGCAGTACCTTTGAACATTACTGCAAATGTAGGTCCTTCAATGGTGATTATTACCTGGACACCGGAAACATCAATTGACGTAGCAGGCTACATAGTTTGGATGTCTACAATGAGTGGTTTCACACCTTCAAGTGCAAATGCTACTGATTGTGGTCTAACGGCAATCGCAAGCTACACAGGACTAACACCTGGTGAAACAATCTATTATGAAGTAGCGGCATACGATGTGTTTGGAAAGTCGCTATCTGGTACCGGACTAAATGTTTCGTCGCAGCTATCAGCAGTAATTCCAACAAACGTAGGAATTGCCTCTGGAAGTACATTGCCAGGAAGCAGCACAACAAATGGGTTCTTCTTTGATACTGCCAATCAGACTCTCTACCAATGGAACACAAGCACAAGTGCCTGGGTGCAGGTAGGTATTACTTATGGCACGACACTTCCATCATCAGGTACAACGAACCAACAATTTTACGATACGGCAAACCAAACTTTGTATAGGTGGAATGGCACGTCTTGGGTGCCAGCTATTAATGGAGCATCGATCCAAGCAAATTCTGTTGCTGCTAATACAATCGTTACAGGATCACTAACATCTGCACAGGTAGCTACAGGCGGTTTACTAGCATCCAATATTGATACTGGTTCATTAAGCGCTGCTGTCGGATCATTCGGCTCGATTCTTGCAAATCTTATTGGAGCAACAACAGTTACAGCGACAACGCTAAACATTTCTTCGTTGAGTGCCATTACTGGGAACGTTGGTACGTTGACCGCTGGAACGATTTCAAACAATAGCGGAACAAACACAATCAATCTATCCGCTACTGGTACAACACCATTTATTAATTCGCCAAACTTCTCAATCCTTGCAAATGGTAATGCTACATTCGCAGGTACATTGAGCGGTGCAATTGTTAATGCTGGCAATATGAACGTCAGCACACTTTCTGCAATTAGCGCCAATATGGGAACTGTTACAGCTGGTATCGTTCAGAACTCCACAGGTTCAGTTTCTTTGAATTTGAGTACAGGTCTTCTCGTTGTTAACAATGGAACAACAATGAGCATTACCGGTAATGGATTTGGTGCTTCGAATCAGTTTATTGAGTGGCACGGTCCAACACAATCATCAGCATCAAATTACGCTGCCTGCACAACTTCTAACGCAACTTCGTATGTAACAACAACCGGTGTTGAGTACTTCGCAGGACAGGTTAACTTCCAATACGGTTCAAATGGATATGGCGCTTACGTAAAGTTTCCACCTGATGCTTCTGGTCGTGTCTATATTCAACAGTATGGTATCTCAACTGGTTCTGGTGCTTCTCTAACAACCGGAGGCGGAAACGATCCAAATACCGTTACATATCCAATAGCATTCCCAACAAAATGCATCGGTTTTACGGCATCTCCAATCTTCAATAGTGGTGGACTCCCAGCTACGGTATTGAATGGATTGCCTGGATTAAGTAGCTGTTCTGTATTTTCAGGTGGTTTCGTCTGTTCGTGGCAGGCATTTGGATACTAACAATTGGCGTAGGTTCGCATAAATAGCTCCAATCAGAGGAGTTATGAATGTCGTCAAATGCACTAATTAGCAATGTTCCTACGGAACAAGACCTGCAATTTTATCAGGGTGCTCCATTTTCCTGGACGTTCGCAGTAACAGATAGCACAAATACCGCAGTCAATATGACTGGTGGAACGATCTTGGCAACAATTCGTGCTACTCAATCACGTACTGGCTCACTGATTGCAACGTTTGGTTTGTCCTGGATTAATCAAAGCCAAGGCGAGTTTCAACTCTACTTAACTTCTGCACAGACAGACACTTTTGCGTGGTCAGGTAATGCCTACTACGACGTGATTTTCCAAGACGGAAACACACCACAGAATGATTATCCGTTGGTATGGGGCATTTGCACCCTACAGGGTGACATCAGCTACTAACGAGAATAATAAATGACAGTCAATGTAGATGTATTAGGTCCAGCCTTTTCAAGCACAATCACTCTTCAAGGTCCGCAAGGTACTCCTGGTGTAACACCAACTATTGTAGCTGGAGCAGGTATTGCGGCTTCGACAACAGGAACAACAACAACTATCGCTATTGGTTCTACGACTACATTAGCTGCGGGTGCAGGCTTAACACTTTCTACTTCTGGAAGCACAACAACACTTGGTCTTACTTCAACAAATACATTGGCTGTCGGTTCTGGCTTATCATTAACAACAACAGGAAGCACAACAACACTTGGTCTTACTTCAACAAATACATTGGCTGTCGGTTCTGGCTTATCATTAACAACAACAGGAAGCACAACAACAATTGCATTGGCATCATCAATTAACCTTGATGACTACTGTGCCTCGACAATTGGTTTCTGTACAAATGGTGTGACATTCGTAAGTGGTTCAGCAGTTGTTAACTTAAATCCTTCAAACACTTCAGCACGATTCACATCAGCAATGGTGGGTATGTCCGTCAATGTTGGTGGCGGAACATATGCAACGATTACAACATATACAAGCCCTACACAAGTCACAATCTCTCAAGCATTATCGTATTCAACAGTAGAGGGAAGCATTGCTGTATTTGAAACAGGTCGTGATGATACAACTGGAATCAATAATGCGATTGCAGCGGCTTCAGCAACAAAATCAATTATCAAGGCATCGGCACGTCCATACATCTATTCATCAACGATTTTATTGAATGGTATTCAAGGTCTTGAAGGTGTCTCTGACAACAGCACTTGGTTCATTGCAAAGACACCTTCTCAAAGTCAAAAGGGAAACTGCTTCACGTGGACTAATGCTCCATTAAGTCCATCCCTAAAGAACTTTAGCGTGTACGGTCCTTCAATGAAGACACCAGCATATTTGTCTTCAATGACATTGGCGGGTGGTCAACTAACTGCCGTAGTTACAAACGGTCAGACAATGGATACCAATGCACCAATAATGCTATGGGGTGCTCGTAACGCGGCATTTGGCTTGCGTTGGACAAGATTTACAACAACAGGCACACCTACTTCAACAGGCTTCACAGCTTCTGCTACAACGTGGGATGGTCGTGCTGGATATGCAAGTATCTCCAATGTTGCTATTGCGTCTGGTGTTATTACTATTACGACATCAGCTACAAATACATTCGAATCAGCAGAAGTTGTATATCTCAATACACTAACAATAGCTACTTTCTTAAATGGTGTTTCATATCCAGTAGTTAATACAACGCAAGGAACAACCAGTGTTCAACTAACGGCACCTACGTGGTACGTCTCTTCTGTTTCAAAGAGCGGATCTACAGCTACGTACACAGGATCATTTCCAAGTGCATCATTCGCTGGAACCACAGTTACGTTTGCAGGATTTACGAACACAGGAAACAATGGTGCATTTACTGTTACGAGCAATACATCAACAACCATTGTAGTAACGAATGCTTCTGCTGTTAATGAAACACCTTCAAGTTCCGCAACCGCGCTTCTTACAAGCTACACATCACATTCGGACAGTGGAACAATTGCCTATCTAAATGATGGTACATACACAGATACGATGTCTGCCGTTCACGCTTATTCAGCTATTGAAATGTGGACGCATCCAGGTCAAGGCTACACAATTGTCAATCATCCAATGCTATCTGGAATTACTGTTCAAGGATTCCAAGGTGCGTTGATTAATCTTCACCAACCTAACTATGGATACATTGATCGAGTCACTTGCTTAGGTAGCCAGTATAACGGTGGTGGTGGATTACTTTTGGAAAGTGCTCACCCAACAACTGGCAGATACACAGATCCATCAGCCTTTGAAGTCCGTGGTGGTTGCCAACTATATGGTGATTGCTTCGGTCTTGCAGCTATTGCGGCAGCTGGTCTAACAATCGGTATGGTTGGCAATAATGGTTCTGGTATTGCAGTGCTGCTTGAAGCCTGCTCTGGCGTTAACTTGATTGGTGGCGATCTTGAATCGCAAACTCCATTGTCTGGTCAAACTGATCTATGGCCAGGAAACTGTATTGAAGTAGTTGGCGGATCTGGATTGCGATTTAGTGGATTGAATCTCTTTGGTGGACCACAAGGTGGCGTAAGCGGTTCCAGTTCAGCATCGCAGAGATTCTTCTACGCCTGGAACGGTGCAACTGCATTTGAATATTCAGATATTGCACATCTTGGTCTATCTGGATACGTCCAAGCAACAAACGAAATTGTCGTTGATTCAACTTGCTCTAACTACTATGTAGGACGTGTTGGCTTAACAGGTAATGCTTCAAATGTTTCTCTCGCAGGAAACAACTTTGAAAGCAATATCCTTGGAATGAAGACAATCACTGGCAACTACTTGGGAGGATTAACGTTATCCGGTGAGACGGCGGCAACAAGTAGTCAGAATCACAGCAGCCCTGTTCTGTTTATTGCAGATACGTACTGGAACGGTAGCGCATCGTACACAGGCGGTTTTACACTTCAATCGGTTCCAAACTCTGGAGCTAATCCTGCTGAAAACCTCTACATCTCACATAACGGCGCGTCAGGTGGTTCTTCACTTATCTATCAGAGTGGTGCGTTTCAGGTAAGTGGAACTGGGGTAGGTTCTACTTCAACGTCGTTTTCATCACCATCAATCAGCGCAACAACATTCACAGGTGCGTTGGTAGGTAATGCAAGCACAGCAACGTTAGCGACGACAGCAACATTAGCAACCACTGCAACAAATATTGCAAGCGGTGCAGCAGGTTCAATACCTTATCAAACTGGCTCTGGTGCAACTTCAATGTTGGCAACTGGAACTGGAGTATTGGTTGGAGGTACAACACCTTCGTATTCAACTACTCCAACTCTAACAGGTACGAATTTCACAGGGATTCCTAACACTGCATTGACTAATAGTTCGTTGACAGTATCTGCTGGTACAGGACTATCAGGTGGTGGGTCTGTTTCTCTCGGTGGAACAATTACTCTAAACAATGGCGGTGTCACATCGAATGTTGCAGGTACAGGAATCAGCGTATCAGGAGCAACAGGAGCTGTAACTATTGCAAACACTGGTGTTACATCTATTACAGGAACAGCCAACCAAGTAGTTGCCAGTGCATCAACTGGAGGAGTAACACTTTCACTACCACAGAGTATTGGCACAACAAGCAACGTTACGTTTGGCGGGGCAACTGTTAATTCATATTTAACAGCAATCACATCGTCTGCTGCTACATCAAGCAATAACTACAGTTCACCAACAATCTATGTTCAAGATACGTATTGGAATGGATCGGCATCAGCAAACGGTGGGTTTACTATTCAGGCAGTGCCTTCATCAGGTACATCACCAGTCGAAACTCTAAACATTAATCATTCGGGTTCATCTGGAGGTTCAACAATCAGCCTAAATGGAAACTTTCAAGTATCCGGTGCTGGATACGTTTCCAAATACAATAGTACCCTAACAGCGGGTGTTGGTATTGCAGCAATCTATGGTGTAGCAAATCTTACAGCGCTGACAACTAATATTGCAGCGACAACAATTCTATCTACAACTTCAGCCGGTCTATTCAGATTCTCTGTTTATAGCACCGTCACAACAGCAGCCACATCATCTTCAACCTTACCTGATGTTGAAGTGATCTACACGGATCAAGACACGAGCGTTGTTCGTACAGTTGAAGTAACGGCAGGTAATAGTGGCAACACAACATCCACAAGTGCCGCACAGGACGTAATCATCAATGCAAAGAGTGGAACAAATATTCAATATGCCGTTGGACAGAACCAAGCATATGCATCAAGCGGGGCGACAGCAATGCAGTACGCATGCCGCATCAGACTTGAGTACTTGGGATAATAACAATGACAGTCAACTACGTATCAACAGACCACGGCATTCTACAATTAACATACTCTGACCTTTCGGGAACAATTGGTAGTTCTGCATTCGCAGGAACGGCAACGAACGGCTATAGCCTTCAGTTAGTTTCCGGTGTTCCTACCTGGGCAAGTGTTTCCGCAACTAATGCTACAAACCTTTCAGGTGGAGCAGCAGGATCAATTCCATATCAGACTGCCGCATCAACAACAGCCTTCTTGGCAGCTGGAACTAACGGGTATGTCCTAACACTATCTGGTGGATTGCCGACTTGGGCAGCAAGTGGTGCAAGTGGTGTTTCATCAATCACAGGAACAGCAAATCAGGTAGTGGCATCAGCATCAACCGGTGCTGTGACGTTAAGCCTGCCACAGAGCATTGCAACAACATCTTCTCCATCGTTCAGCGCTGTTACTTCAACAGTCGCTACCGGAACTGCTCCATTCACAGTTACGTCGACCACACCAGTAGCCAACCTTGCGGCAAACACAGCAAGTATTCCGCAAAACTCTGAAGGTGGTGCCTACACAGCAGTCCTTTCAGATGCAAACAAACACATTTACTGCACAAGTGCTTCTGCAAACACTCAAACAATCCCTGCTAACTCATCCGTAGCATATCCAATTGGTACAACACTTACCTATGTTGCCTTTGGTGCTGGAACAGTAACAATCGCAATTACAACAGACACAATGTACTTGGCAGGTGCGGGAACGACGGGTAGTAGAACTCTTACACAATACGGCATTGCGACTGCTCTAAAGATCACTTCCACATCTTGGATTATTTCGGGGGTCAATCTTTCGTGAACAATATATTTTATGTCTATGCGTATCTACGAAAGGACGGCTCACCTTACTACATAGGCAAAGGATGTGGTAACCGTGCTTACGAAAGATCACAGCACATGAAATGTGGTGGAAAAGTGCCGAACGCTAAGTCACGTATACATTTCATTGCAAAAAACCTGACTGAAGAAGAAGCATTAAAATTTGAAATGATACTTATTGGGAAGTTAGGTCGTAAAGATATAGGAACTGGAATTCTTCGTAATTTAACTGATGGTGGAGAATCTATTAAAGGACTTTCAAAAGACACAATTCAAAGACGCGTAAAAAAACGATTGGAAAGTGGATGGAAGCATTCCGAAGAGACAAAAAACAGATTGTCTCTCCTCAAGTTAGGAAAACCATCACCAAAGAAAGGAATACCAACAGGGAAAGTTAGTCCGAGTTGCTTTAAACGAGGACGTATACCTCATAACAAGGGCAAACCTCGTTCGAAAGAGACTAAACAAAAACAATCTATTGCTATGAAGGGACGACAGTGGACCGAAAGCCGAAAACAAAAAGTCCGAGAGACATGGCAAAGAAAGTTAGGAAACATGTAATGTCTATACAAGCGTTGAACATTGCAAATTGGAGAACGGTGTCGTCTGGTGCCACAGTCAGCATTCGTCAGTGGCGTATGGGAACGAACAACCAATCGACCTCAACGACAAATATTACCAACAGTTTCTCATCTTCAACATTGGCAGGAAGTGCAATTGTCCTCAATATCTGTTTCTCGAACGATAACGGGCACATCTCAGCCACACCAACCGATACGAAAGGCAATACCTATACATTAAGAGCAGAGAGTGCTGACACAACAAGTAATGGTGATGAGCGATTCCAGGTATGGGTGTGTCAAAGTGCTGTTGCGTTGGCAACGACAGACACGATCACATTTAGTCCATCAACGGACTATTCGGAGATGGATATCTATGAAGTCACAGGAACAACTGGCTTCTTGGCTGGCAGTGGAAACAATACCGGAACTGGATATCAAGCAGGTATAGGGGCATCAGCAAGCTTGTCTTCGGGCTCTATTGCTTGCGGAACAGGCAATTGTTTCCTTATGGGCTGGTCAATGAACACCCTGGATAATGGCACATCACCATTTTATCCAACCGTAGCAGGTGTACTAACGAGTGGCGGTCAGTGGTTCGATGATGCAACTGTAACACCAGCAAATGCTCCTCTTGCTACGTGGGGATATGCAAGTACATCCAATTACGGAACAAATCCAATTCACTTTACTTCGTCACCTAATTCCACCGGAGACCAGTACGTAACTTACGGAATTGCCTTTTCAAGGTAAGTAAGTTGATAAATAAGAAGAACAACTAAGGAATTGCAGAATGACGATACAAACATCACTGACATATGGAGGATCAGTCTTAACCTGTGGCGGTGCTGTACTCGTTATTTACACATCTGGTAGTTCTCCATCTATTACTTCGAGCTCATTGCCATCAGGAACAAGTGGCACTGCTTATTCCTACACAATGACTGAATCGGGTGGAACAAGTCCTTTTACCTGGGCTATTACATCTGGAACATTACCAAGCGGATTATCATTCTCATCTTCTGGTGTATTCAGTGGAACACCAACGACAACAGGCACAACGTCTCTTACAATTCAGATTACCGACGCAGCATCACTAACAGCATCTGCGTCGTATAGTTTAGTCATTGGTTCTTCTGGCACAGTTACGATTACTACAAGTTCATTGGCATCAGGAGTCAATGGACGTGCATATTCACAAACATTGGCAGCAACAGGTGGCACAAGTCCTTATACGTGGGCAGTGACATCTGGAACATTGCCAACAGGAATCTCACTATCGTCAGGTGGCGTGTTCAGTGGAACGCCAAGCGTATCTACAACAGCAAGCCTAACTATCCAAGCAACAGACTCTGCATCTAATACTGCAACACATTCATATAGCTTGGTAATCAATCCTGCGCTATCAATCACCACATCTTCGTTGCCAGCAGGAACAAACGGAACTGCATATTCAGCAACAATGGGAGCAACAGGCGGAACATCTCCTTACACTTGGGCAATTACTTCAGGAACATTGCCAACAGGTATGTCGTTCTCAAGTTCGGGTGTCTTCAGCGGCACACCATCTGTAACAACAACAGTTAGCCTAACGATTCAAGCAACCGATGCAGCTTCATACACTGCATCTACCACATTGTCATTGGTAATTAATGCAGCATCTGGAAACTTGATTCTTTATTCAGGAACAGTGGGAGCAATCTACAACACAACAATCTGGCCACCTGGAAATGATTACAGCAGTGGTGTCACATACAACAACACAACGAACTTACAGTCTGGACACTCATACAATCTTGCAATCACTGGTTCGTATCAGTACATCCAACAAGCAACTAACTGGCCAACTATTCAGGATGGGGGAACGAATGGATACAACCTATCTCCATACACAAAGTTGCAGTTTGACTGCTACCCAACAGGTGGCGTTGCATTAAATGGAGGTGTATTCCACTACCAGCGTACAGCAGGTAATGACATTGCAGTTTCAACGAATGTCCAGTCAGGTGCAATGGTAACGATTACTGGACTAACGCTTACACAGAATGCTTGGAACTATGGCGTTACATTGCCATTGGTCTACTTCGGTGGTTTATCACAATACAACTACTACAAACTCTTGGTTCAGATTACGACTGGTGGAACGATGTTGATGGATAACGTTCAGTTCGTCCCAGGCAATGTTGGTTGGATATACCGTGGCAACTCGAGCCTTGAAAGTGGTTGGGTGGAATCTTCAACAAACCTAACAACGAACTACTCAGCATTGGTCAATAATCTGCTATCAGGTGGAACATCTACTTCACCTAACAACAGCGGTACATTTGCACTCAATGCTTCACCAAGCCCTGCAACAAACTTCACTGGTTCAATCAGCGGAACAACTCTAACTGTTTCTGCCGTAGCGTCTGGAACTATCGCAATTGGTCAAACAGTTCTCTGTGATTCAATAACAAGCCCATCTACTTGCCGTATTGTTTCGGGTTCTGGCTCCACTTGGACATTGAGTTCAAGCCAAACCGCTGCATCTCAAACAATGACATCTTGCGTACAGCCATATGATGTCTGCTCAATGCAGTTGAATACAACAGCAGTGAATGCAATCTGGAGAGCAAACTACAGTGCTGGCTTCAGTATTTCTCCTTACACAAACTTCGCATTTGGTGCCATTGCAACAAAAAGTGGATATGGATATCAAGTCCAATTCTACAACACTTCAGGAACTGCAATCGGAAGCGCAGTTACGATGACAACTCCGAGCGATCAGGGTGTCTACAGTGGAACGACAGGAAGTTGGGCAGTCTATAACGCAACATTGAGTTCATTTGGATTGGGTGTTTCGACCATTGGCGGCGTTTCAATCAAAGATATGAGTTCTAACACGACAAATACTATCTACATCTCAGCGTTGGGATTCTGGTCCTAAAAGACCAAAAAGGAATAAATATTATGGACAACAATGAACAGGACTTTGTAAAGCAGATGGTCAACGATATTCGTGAAGATCTAAAAGACCATCGAAAAGAGACTCGTGAAGATATAAACAAACTTCGTGAGCAGATTCAGGAAGTCAAATCAACCGTAGATATCAATCACAATCAGTTGGTACGAGTTGAAAGTCAGTTGACAGCAACAGATGCGCACAAATCGTTCAAGGTACTCAAGCAGCAAGTATGGGCAGGCTTCTTATTGGTATTCGTAACCGTTGGTGGTTTAGGAATCAGTTGGTATCAGATTTCAAGTGAACGACACCAACAAACTGTCTCGTATGTTCAAGACAATCGTCAGCATATGGATGAGACTGCTGAACAGACACTTCAAAGAGCAAGACAGCAATCCAAAAACGATTAAGGGTTGGTATCATTGTCTTTATCCAACCACTTACTTGCAAGATGATGTCCTGAAATCAAACCCACGTAAATGCCAAAGTACTCCGTGGTCAACTGGTTGGACACAGTGAGATACACGATAACCAATGTTGCAATGACGAATCCACACGACAAGATTGACTTTGCCAATCCATATCTACCTGAATCATCTTTAAGTAAGTCTGCAATGTAGGTTGTAAGTGTTGAACGCAATTTAGTGAACATCAAGTATTTAGATTATACTTGGTCCTTTTAATGGGGATGTTTATGGCAGCGAAGAAGGCAGGGCGTAAATCTATTGACCCTAAAGTAAAGGAACAAGCACTCGAACTTCTCAGGGGTGGCAAATCTGCAAAGGAAGTTAGCGATACATTGGCACTTGGATATTCAACGGTAATGAACTGGACAAAGAAGAAAGTAGCCAAGAAGAAATCATCAAAGAAGAAAAGTGCTTCTCCAAGCGACGACATTGAGTTGTTGAAGCTTGAAAACGAATACCTGAAGAAGAAGCTGGCTTACTACGAGGGGTAAAAAGAAAGGTGGAAGCACGGATGCAACCACCTTGAACTGGATATAACACCAGTATTACCATCCTACCGTCAGTCGATTGAAATCCTACTGTTTTCCTACCGTTCGACGGAGTAGTGCAATTTCACTCTATTTTTCTGCGGGGTTTCCTCTTTCCCCTGGATTGCTGTAGATAAGCGGATGCGCATCACGCCACTCGTCTGGACCCGGTCGCGGGCTTTGTCTGCGTTGGTGCTGGGCTTGTGCGTGGCCGGGTGCGCGGT